AGGTGCTGTTCGACACACTGTGCATGGCCCGTGCGATCCACGGCGTAGAGAAGAGCGCCAGCCTCAAGGCCCTCGCCGAAAACTACGCGGTAGGGGAGAAGGGCACCGAGGTGCTAGACGCCAAGGGCAAACGACGTGGTGACTTCGAGCCGGAGGAGCTGTCAGCCTATGGGCGCTACTGTGTCAATGACGTAGACCTGACCTACGACATCTTCAACATCATGATGTCCCGTGGGTTCCCGAAGTCTGAACTCAAGCTGATTGATCTGACGCTGCGTATGTTCACTGAGCCGACGCTGGAGTTGGATAGGGAGCGGTTGGAGGCGCACCTGCAGAAGACACAGGTGATGAAGGAAGACCTACTCAAGTCTGCTGGTGTTGAGGACAAGGCCGACCTCATGTCGAACCCGAAGTTTGCCGCACTGCTCGGTAAGTTCGGTGTCCCGTGCCCCATGAAGATCAGCCCCACCACAGGCAACATGACCTACGCGCTGGCTAAGAGCGATCAGGGTATGAAAGACCTGCTGGAGGATGACGATCCGCATGTGCAGGCGCTGGCTGCTGCACGGCTAGGGGTGAAGTCTACGCTCGAGGAGACACGCACACAGCGGTTCATCGACATCTCTGGGCGTGGCATGCTGCCTGTCCCGGTGCGTTACTACGCGGCGCATACCGGGCGCTGGGGCGGGGACGACAAGATCAACCTGCAGAACCTCCCTAGTCGGGGGCCTAACGCCAAGGCGCTCAAGAAGTGCATCGTTGCACCCGAGGGCTACAGCATCGTCGAGTCCGACTCGTCACAGATCGAAGCGCGCATGCTGGCGTGGCTGGCTGGGCAGGACGACGTGGTGGAGACATTTGCGTCTAGGGGTGACGTGTACAAGAAGATGGCCTCGGCGATCTACAACGTGGACGAGGCTGACGTGACCAAGGACCAGCGGTTCGTGGGCAAGACCACGGTGCTGGGTGCGGGCTATGGCATGGGCGGCGAGAAGTTCCAGCTGGCCCTCAAGAACTCTGGTGTGGACATCACGAAGGCGGAGGCTGCTAAGATTATCGGCATCTACCGCGAGACCAACGACATGATCTCGAACATGTGGAAGCAGGCTGGCACCATGCTGCGCTACATGGTGCGGGGTGACGCTATGCCGTTCGGTAAGGACGGGGTGCTTGGGGTCAACACATATGAACCCGGCATCGTGCTGCCCAATGGTCTGCTGATCCGCTACGACGAGTTGGAAGAGGCCGAGAACGAGAAGGGCGGCACCGAGTACTCTTACAAAACCCGCATCGGGCGCACCCGCATCTATGGTGGCAAGGTCGTCGAGAACGTCACACAGGCGCTCGCGAGACTTATCATCGGCGAGCAGATGTTGCGAATTAGTAAGAAATACAGAGTTGTGTTGACAGTCCATGACAGCATCGTATGCTGTGTGCCTGACGACGAAGCCGAAGCCTGCAAGGCCTACGTCGAGGAGTGTATGCGCTGGGTGCCCACATGGGCCGAGGGCTTACCCGTGGACTGCGAAGCCGGGGTCGGCAAGAATTATGGAGAGTGCGAAGCATGAGTGAACAAAAGTCTGCGGCAGGGGCTTGGTCTTACAGCAGGCTAAGCGCTTTCGAGAAATGTCCGAAGCAGTACTACCACGTGAACGTCCTCAAGCAGTTTCCGTTCCAAGAGACCGAGGCGACCAGATACGGCACTGACTTTCACAAGGCGTGTGAGGAGTTCATCCGCGACGGCAAGCCCATGCCCCCGCAGTTCTCGTTCATGCAGGCCACTATGGAGCGGCTTGCGGCTATGGCGGGGGAGAAGCACTGCGAACTCAAGATGGGCCTCACCGCTGATCTCGAGCCGTGCGGCTTCTTCGATAAGAACGTGTGGTTCCGCGGCATCGTGGACCTGCTGATTATCGACGGCGATAAGGCCCGTGTCGTGGACTACAAGACGGGCAAGAGCGCGAAGTATGCCGACGTCGGACAGCTGCAGTTGATGGCACTGTCGGTGTTCAAACACTTCCCGCAGGTCAAGAAGGTGAAGGGCGCGTTGCTCTTCACCATCGCCAACGACATCGTGAAGCAGGACTACTCGGTGACTGACGAGGGTGTGCTGTGGAAGCCGTGGGTGATGAAGTACGCGGCACTGGAGAAGGCCCACGAGACAAACGTGTGGAATCCTCGACCTTCTGGGCTATGCCGAAAGCACTGCCCTGTGGTAGAATGCGCCCATAACGGGGGTTGATTGCCATGCCATACACGAAGTCGCCTAGACCTTATAAGCACGAATACCAGAAGCAGAAAGAACGTGGAGAACATGAGCGCCGCATGGAGCGGCAGCGTGCTCGGCGTGCCTTGGACAAGAAGGGCGTCGACCGCACAGGCAAGGACGTGAGCCACAAGAAGGCTCTAGCCAAAGGCGGGAGCAACGCCGACGGCTACAAGCTGGAATCGCCATCGAAGAACCGGAGCCGGAACGGTCATAAGCCCGGCGAGAAAAAGAGTTAGGCACAAGCCTAACACCTCGGAGAACAAACATGCAGATCATCGACAATAAGGCGTTGCTGTTAAAGCTACGCAATCCAAAACAAGTCTCTACGATCATCCCAAAGAGCAAGGTGATCGGTGAACACGAAGTCGTCGTTAACTGGGGTGTGCAAGAGGCACATACCCTACGCGGCCTGAACATCAAGGTGCCGTCACCCATCGAGGGCCGCTACAACTGGACGGGCAAGTTCGCTCCGATGTCGCACCAGCGCACGACGGCGTCCTTCCTGACCATGAACCAGAAGGCGTTCTGCTTCAACGAGGCGGGGACGGGCAAGACGGCCAGCGCGATCTGGGCCGCGGACTTTCTCATGAAGCAGGGCATCATCAAGCGGGCTCTGGTCATCTGCCCGCTCTCGATCATGGACAGTGCGTGGCGTGCGGACCTGTTCACGTTTGCCATGCACCGGACTGTAGACGTCGCCCACGGCACCTCGGCCAAGCGCAAGAAGATCATCGCCGGGAAGCCTGACTTCCTCATTATCAACTATGATGGCGTTGAGATCGTGCGGGACGATATCGCTGCGGCGGGTTACGACCTCATCATCGTGGACGAGGCCAGCCACTACAAGAACGCCATGAGTAAGCGCTGGAAGGTGCTCAACTCGCTGGTGAAGCCCGAGACGTGGCTCTGGATGATGACAGGCACCCCTGCGGCTCAGGGGCCCGAGGATGCGTTCGGCTTGGCGAAGCTGGTCAACCCTGCCGGGGTGCCGCGCTTCTTCAACGCTTGGAAGGACATGGTGATGTACAAGGTCTCCGCGTTTCGCTGGAAACCCAAGGAACACGCTGAGCGCACCGTGCACCGAGCCCTGCAGCCCGCTGTGCGCTTCACCAAGGAAGAATGCCTAGACCTACCGGACATGCTCTACGTTAAGCGGGACGTAGCCCTGACCAAGCAGCAGGAGATGTATTACAAGAAGCTCAAGGCTCAGGCCGCGATGGAGGTGGCCGGAGAGCAGATCACGGCTGTGAACGCCGCTGTGATGATGGGCAAGCTCCTGCAAATCTCGGCGGGTGCGAGCTACACCGAATCCGGCGACACAGTGCAGTTCGACATCAACAACCGCTACAACGTCCTCAAGGAGGTCATCGCCGAAAGCACCCACAAGGTGCTGGTGTTCGTCCCCTTCAAGCACGTTATCGAGATGCTGTCGGCGCAGTTGTCCAAGGATGGTATCACCAATGCTATCATCAACGGCGATGTGACCGCCGCAAACCGGACTGAAATCTTTAAGCAGTTCCAGAACCAGCCTGACCCTCGGGTGCTAGTCATCCAGCCACAGGCCGCAGCGCATGGCGTGACGCTCACTGCAGCAAACACAGTTGTCTGGTGGGCACCGACATCGTCGCTCGAGACCTACGCGCAGGCTAACGCGCGGGTGCACCGCAAGGGGCAGGCTAACAAGTGCACCGTGGTCCAGCTACAGGGGTCGGGTGTGGAGCGCCGGGTCTACAGGCTGCTCGACGAGAAGATCGACGTGCACACTAAGGTCGTCGATCTCTATAAAGAATTGCTTGACTAGTGTAGCGGATATCATTAGATATCAATTTCTGATAGTGAAGGAGAACCACTATGACGGCTGATACTGTGGGCGAAACCGCCCTCACCCCCGAGGTGCTGACCAAGACCTACATCAAAATCCGCGACAAGCGGGCCGAACTCAAAGCCGAGTTCGAGCAGAAGGATGAGGTTCTGGAGATGCAGCTCAACACCCTCAAGTCGGCGCTGCTTGACTACTGCAAGACGCAGGGTATCGACAGCGTTCGCACCCCGTCGGGAGTGTTTTACCGGACGATGAAGACGCGCTACTGGACCAACGACTGGGACTCGATGAACAGGTTTATCTTGGAAAACGAGGTTCCGCAGTTCTACGAGAAGCGCCTCAACCAGACCGTCGTGAAGCAGTTCCTTGAAGAAAACCCCGACGTGCTCCCGCCCGGCCTGAACTCCGACAGCGAGTATGTCATCACTGTGAGGAAGAAGTAATGACCGAAACTCCAACCCCGTTCGCCACCATTGAGGACGTAGCAAAGTACTTCGTCGTCTCGGTTGCGACCGTGCGTACTTGGCTGCGTAACGGCACCATCCCGAAACACACCTACCTCAAGGCGGGTAACACCTACAGGTTCAACCTGCCCGACGTGGCAGCGGCCCTTGTCAACGCACCGAAAGAACCGGTGCAGTTGGAACTAGACCTCGACAACAAAAACTAAGGAGAACGACATGAGTGAAATGACCCTCTTCGGTGCTGGCAACCCGCTGGCAAATAGCGACCTCTTCAAGTCGCTGCGTGACATGAACAAAACCCTCGCTGGTGGCGGCGGTGGCGGCGGCAAGCGCATCTCGATCAAAGGCAACAAGTTCCGCCTCTTCGTCGATGGTGAGCAGGTCTCTGTGTCCAAGGAAGATCACCTGAACATCGTGGTGGTTAACGTCGCTCCGGTATCGCGGACCT